GATGGACTTGCTCGGTCTTGCCACCTTAGATGTATTAAACATTGCATGTGACTATGTAAAAGAGCGACATGGTATTGAATTGGATCTATTAAAGATTCCACTTGATGATGAAAAAACCATGCAAGCTTTGGGTCGCGGTGAAACTGTAGGTGTGTTTCAGCTAGAAAGTAGCGGCATGCAACAACTATTGAAGAATATCTCAAACGGTGGCGCTGTAACCTTTGATGACATTTGTGCTGTTACCGCTTTGTATAGACCGGGCCCTATGGATTCAGGCATGTTGGATGACTATGTGGACTTACGAAAAGGATTAAAAGAAGTCACCTACGCACATGAAGTCCTTGAACCTGTTCTGTCTGACACTTATGGCGTTGTTGTGTATCAAGAGCAAACGATGGCGCTTGCTCGTAAGTTGGCAGGGTTCTCAATGGCTGAATCAGATCACCTCAGAAAAGCGATTGGTAAAAAAGACCTTAAGAAAATGGCTGAATTGAAACCGAAGTTTATTGATGGTGCTAAAGCGGGGTTTGTAGAGGTTGAACTTGAAGATGGCACAAAGTTAAAAGTGCATCGAATGGAGAAGTTCAAATGCACTGATGGCGTGATGAGAACGGTAGAAGAAGCATTCGCTGAAAGCGCTGAAATTCAATACTTTTATTCATAAAATCAATCACTTATATTAATCAAATTGAATTAAAAACAGGTTGTTTAAATGGAAAACTGGAAAGCAATTAAGAACTACGAAGGCTTGTATGAAGTTTCAGACTTAGGGCGTGTGCGGTCGCTTGACCGCATGGTCGCTGTTCCTCATGGTGGTCAACGTCTAGCAAAAGGGCAAGTGTTAAAACCTAAACAACATCGTGATGGCTACCTGTGTGTATTTTTAAGTAAGAAACAGAAGCAAATTTGTCCAATGATTCACAAGTTGGTGCTTGAAGCATTTGTCGGAGAAAGACCAAGTGGAATGCAAGCGTGTCACGGTAATGGAGATAAGACAGACAACAGATTGGTTAATTTACGATGGGATACCGTTAAGGCAAATCATAGAGACAAGAAAAAACATGGAACTACAGCTCGCGGAACCAAAGTAAACACAAACAAACTTAAACCTGAGCAGGTAGTGGCAATTCGCGAGAAGCGGAACAATGGTGTGACATTACAAGCGCTCGCGGAAGAATATGGCATTTCTAACAATGCCGTCAGTCACATTGTTTTGGGTAAGAACTGGCAATGGGTTGGTGGACCAATCCAAGAAAGAATTTTCAAAGATCGAGGCGCTAACCAATGAAAATTAAATCATTAAATATTTTGAATGATGGTTTAGAAGAATCAGTTGCCGAGCGTATTTGGGAACAAACAGAAGCAAACGCCAACTACCAATTTAACAAGTCGCATTCTGTGGAGTATTCAATCATTTCGGTTTGGTGCGCATATATTCGCGTTCATTACCCTGCTGAATACTTTGCCGCAAGTCTTAGCGTGGTTGATACAGAAGATAAGCTCACTGGACTTGTGAAAGATGCGCGTGAATGCGGCATTGAGATTCTTCCTCCTGATATTAATTATTCAGCCGATCGTTATAAGATTAAATCCAATACTGAAATCTTGGCGCCTTTCAATGCAGTCAAAGGTATTTCAGAAACGATTGCCAAAGCGATTGTGAAATTGAGAGAGAAGAATCGGGCTTGGAAAGTCGTTCGCTACAAGAAGTCGAGAAAGACAGGTGAAACCACACCGGTCTATGGTCCTGATGGTTCAGTTCCACCAAAAAAACGTTTTGATAGCTTTGACGAGTTCGAGAAAGCAGCATCTCAACCAAACTCGAAAGTGAATAAAACAATCGTTGAAAATCTCAGAGCAATTGGGGCGTTTGCAAGCATTGAACCTAGTGAGCCTTCAGCGAAAGACCTCTCACGACGAAAGGACCAAATGAGGCTATTACCAGGATTAATTATTGATTCTGTAAAAGCAGATAGATACACAGATACCTCAGAGCCATTCCTGCGAGCTTCGTTGGTCGAGCATATGCGCGATTGCAAGCAATGTAACGGTTGCGACCTTGCTGGACAGGTTCATCCTGATATTCGTTTGGGTAAAAAGATACGATTTATGGTTGTTTCGGACTGTCCAACTTGGGAGGAAGAAAAGAAAGGAAAACTACTCGAAGGCGAATCTGCTCAATATGTCAAAGCTGCAATTAAAGAAAATGAATTAGCTGTTGCGGACGGTTATTACACAACGCTCGTCAAAGCCAAAAAACAAGACAAGTTCTTAACGACAGGTCAAATCAATGGATGTAGTCCTCATTTGGCCAAAGAAATCGAGCTTCTTAAACCGCCAGTCATTGTTGCCCTTGGAAGTCAGTCAATTCGCTACTTATTACCTGACGTTAAGGTATCCCCTAGCGATCTCGTAGGCATGACTTTCTACAACCCTAAATTAGACGCAACCATTGTTTGCGGACTTAACCCACAGCAATGCCATTTTGACCCTACAAAGCTGGAAGGACTTGTAAAAGCATTCAAGGAGGTTGCTGACATTATTTCTTAATTTCTTAATCAGTTGGATGTTTATGCTCTGCGTTTACATCCAAATGCAACTTATTACGCTAAATAAACTTTTTAAGAGAGTAATTAAACATGTCAAAAATTGAAACTGTTGATAACTTCGACGACGAAACGCTAAACGAGTTGTTTGCAGAACTGGACGAACAAAACCTTTTGATTGAAGAGGAAGAGCAAAAGAAAAAGGCTAAGACTGAAACTGTAAGCGCGGACGATATTCAATTGGATGAAGAGCTGCTGGAAGACGAAGAATTGCTTGCCGCTGAACTTGAAGCATCCATTGAGGGAGCCGCGCAGGTAACACCCGAAGAGATTCAGGAGCAGATCAATCAACAGCAGCGAGAGGCACAGCTTGATGCAGAACAGGAACTAGATCTGCAAGAAGCGTTTGAGCCTAAAGTGCCAGAAGCCACACCGCACGAAATCGTTAATGATTCAGTATCAGTTGAGGACATGCTGAAGGAAGTGGAAGCAGAGCAAACCCCAATGCCACAACCGGAAGAACGCCCTATCCTCCCGCCGGTCGAAGAATCGGTGGACACAGTATGCGAAGAGCTGCCAAATGATGTGGAACTTCAATCGAAGGACATTCCGAACTTTGAGCCTAAACAGTCTGATAAACAGGTTAAATCTGAAAAAGAAATTGAGCGCTTCGTCTCATTGAAATATGCCCCTGATGTAGAAGCATTCAACAGGGACATTCAATTTACAGACGCCACGCTTGATGTAGCAATGAGAACTCAAGCATCGCTTGCGGCGTATCAGAATGAGCGTGCAGCGCGTGCTGTAGCGCAGGCAGCAAAGGTCAAGTTGAAGTTTGAAAGTCTTGAAGCCCTGCTCTATGAGGCTTATCGCAAACACTTCTTGGCTAACGGTGAGAAGGTCACCGAAAAGGCGGTAGAAAACGCCGTCCGTAAAGATTCCCGCTGGATTAAAGCCAAGGAGCTGTATATCGAAGCGGAAATGTATGCCGATATTCATAAAGGATTCGTCTATGCGTTACGCGACCGTAACGACATGCTGATTCAACGGGGTGCCTATAGCCGTCAGGAACGTCAGGGCCAGCTCCGCATGAATGAATATCAGGAACAGCATATCCAGACCTTTAGCCAAGGTAGAGAAGCCGCTCAACATGCCATGAAAAAAAATCGAAATCTTTCTTAATTCCTGAAATTATTAGTAAGCGCTTACTATAATGAAATGCACTCAAAATTTTTCTAGTTCTAAGTAATTAGGCATTTTGAGTGCAAAGCATGAACTTCTAGCAATTGAGCATTTAAACCTTTTGACAGTAGGACATTAAGCAATGAACGTAGCAAAACTTTTAGCAAACGCAAAGAAGAACAAAGACGCCCTCAAAAGCCGTGAATCTACCATCAAACCAAAGCCGGGTAAAAACAATTACGTTTTACTGGGAGACTGGAACCAAGAACGTAACGAAGAGTTCTACAAACCCTTCTCACAGCACTTCATTAAGGATTATTCAAAAGTCACGGACGGAAAGCCAGAAACGACCGTTCATGTATGTATGTCTAAAACTTTTGATGAAGACTGTCCTATCTGCGATGCCATTGCAGAAGCAGGTCGTTTAATTGGTGCCAATGCAACTGACGAACAGATCAAAACATTGGAAGACGCGAAAGCATCAACTGTGTATTTGCTCAATGTTCTTGAAGTTGATGATTCAGGCAAGCATGACGGTCAGCCTAAAGCTCTTCAAGTCGGCAAATTAACACTTAGCTCAATTCTGGACATGATGGACGATTGGGGTGAAGCAATTTTTGTGGATCATCAAGTTGTTACCATCAACCGTGAAGGTACAGGTCTTAATACGAAATACAACGTATTACCGGGTTCCAAAAAGGTTCACGTTGATCCAGAAGTTTTCAAACGTATGATTGACCTTGACGATTATGTCAAACAAGCAAACGAAGAGAGAAAACGCCTTGCGTTGGGTGCAATTAGACGCGCTGCTGGACTTTATGCCCCTGCAGAGCCGACACACGTCCCTGCTGAACGAACCATTGGCACATCATCAGCCTTGGCTAGTGATGTGACAGATGTTTCATACAAAGATGTCACCACCTCATCTTTGGATGTAACTGAAATTGATTTGGGTGATGAATTGGAAGCGCTCTTAGATGATGCGCACCAAGAAGCAAGCTAATCCTAATCAATGACTTGAAAGAAAGCCGCTATAGCTGCGGCTTTCTTTTTGGGGAGATTAACGTGGAAAATCTAATTATTCTCGTTGACGCCAATTCAATCGGTTACGCAGCGCAGCACGCTATCAAGCTCTATTCAGGCTCAATGCAGACTCAGGCGGTGTTTAGCTTTATCAAGACAATGCGCGAGTTAAGACAACGCTATCCGCATGCAGGCATGGTTGTTTTATGGGACGGTCGTGCTGAATGGCGTTTTGAGCGTGAACCTTCATACAAGAGCAATCGCAAATCTGATCCAAGAATGCAACAAGAGCATGACGCTTACAAAGCGCAGTGCCCTTTTATTAAACGTGCTTTAAAAGCGTTGGGCATTAAGCAAATGACTAGCGCGATACATGAAGCAGATGATCTTGCTGGCATTCTTGTACAACGTTTCGCAAGCGATCCCAACAATCGTATTTTATTGATTACCGGTGACCGTGACTGGTTACAGCTAGTTAAGCCAAACGTTTCGTGGCGTGACCCTCGTGATGAAAGCCGTTTCATTCATTGGGCTAATTTTTATGAGAAAACAGGCTTCAAATCACCTGTGGCATTTCTTCAAGGCAAAGCATTACAAGGCGATTCTTCGGACTGCATCAGCGGTGTTGGGGGAATTGGTGAAGCGACCGCAATCAAGATTCTTGCTGAATACGGTTCAGTAAATGAGTTCTGGAAACTATGCGACGCTGGATTAAAGCCACCTTCAAAAGCTTTGCGATCACTTTATGCAGGCAATTCCCCATACACAAAAGAGGAATGGGAAAGCCAATTCATCTATGTGGAAGACAGCTCACTAACGGATGAGCAAAACGAAAAGGCGCGAAATAAAGCGCTGAAAGCACACATGGATGCATATGTAGGTCAAGGGCGCAGACTGTTCTTGAGAAACCTAGAACTTATGCAATTGCTACGTCCTGCCCCTCTTCAAAAAGAACACCTCGAAATCATCCAAGGCGAAATCAATCCGGATGACTTTACCGAGTTATGCGGCGAGTTAGCTTTTGGCTCGATTCTCAAAAACGTACCGAATTTCATGAAACCTTTTTATAACGGACAATGATTATGGAACCAAATTTATCTGCATTAGCTGACGACTTAGAAAAATTAATTGGCGACAACGAAGAAACGCAAACAGTGACTAACTGGCTTGATACTGGCGATCCAGAGTTAAACTTTGCGATTTCTGGACGCTATGACGGCGGTATTCCTTATGGTCGCATTGTTGAAATGTATGGTCCACCGTCATCAGGTAAAACCGCAGAGGCGACTGACTTAATGATTCGCGCCCAAGAAGCTGGCGGTATTGCCATGTTCTTTGACTGGGAACGTTCCTTTGATATTAACCTTGCGAAGAATCTAGGCTTAAAGACGGAGCGTCCATTCTGGATTTATAAAAAGCCTGAAACTTGGGAAGAAGGCAATGTTTTAGCAATGCGTGCAGTTGAGTTGATCCGCAATTCAGCAACAATTCCAGACGATGCGCCAATCATTTGCGTGTTTGACTCGGTTGCATCGGCAATTCCTCAATCTGTTTACTATGACAATAAGGGCAAAAAGCGTGAAATCGACACATTCAATATGAGCGATAACACCGCTCTGGCTCGTGCTTCCAGTACGTCATTGAAAGTAATTGCTCAGACGGCTGAAAAGTACAATGCAACGTTCTTATATTTGAACCAACAGCGTACGAAAATTGGAGTGATGTTCGGTGATCCAACCTGTCTGAGAGCGGAAGTTCAGGTGCCATTCGTCGATGGTACGTCCGCAACCATGAAGCAAATTGTTGATGGCAAAATCAGCAAGGAAGTATGGTCTTGGAATGAAGTATCGGGTCAGCTTGAGCCAAAACGCATCATCGGTTGGCACAACAATGGCTCAATCAAAGGAACTGACAAAGAGTGGTATCACATCCGCGCTGTATGTCCTGAAACGCGCAATGGCATGGTTGCGGTATCGGGCACAAATGATCACAAAGTCCAAGTGAAAGACAAAGGTTGGATTAATTTTAGCGACGTTCGTGTAGGCGACTATGTGATTACTCGCACCAAACGCACCTTTGCAGGAACAGCGCTTGAGTTCTTAAAGGGGTTGATCGGTTTTGACAGTCACATGGCGCGCGTGTCGTCGCAACGTCAGACAGCCGCACTGATCATTCAGGACAATGAAAACCCTGAATACGCACAGTGGAAGGTTGATCTGCTGTCACGCCACCTAAACTTCGTCAAGCGCGAAATCACTATTAGCAAGGGCAATAAAGGGCATCGCTACGAGTCCTGTTACACCCATGAGTTGATGAAGTTTTACGACTTGTGCCGCTGTCCTCACACACTGTTCAAAGATGGCTGGACACCTATGCAATTAGCCATTGCAGTGATGGACGATGGTAATTACAAGGAGAGCAGCAAGACACTGAACCTGTCCTTTAAGCGACTGCGTGGCTGTGAGGATGAATTAGACGCAATCGGTCAATCGCTGTATCAATCATTTGGCTTAACTTATGATATTCGTTACGGTCAGGGTCGTATTGACTTTGATGTAAAAGGTACTGCCAAGATCGCTGAATTGATCGCTCAGTACGTGCCAGACTGTATGCAGTACAAGTTACCGATTGAGTATCGCGGACGCTATG